TTCCGGCAGATAAACCTACCAATGCAGTGAAACCGAAGAAGGGAGCAAGCGATGCCCAGTCCAACTAACCTCCGATTCTGGAAAAAGAAAGCCATCTTGTTCGGTATGGAGGCAACGTATGCGCTGGATCCGGCGCTGGTCGGCACCGACTGGTTCGAAGCGCGCAATGTCATTTTGTCACCGTTCGATGCTGACTCGGTCGACCGTAACATTGTGCAGCCGTGGATGGGAAACGGCGGGAAACTGATCGTTGCCATGCGCCAGAAGCTTTCATTTGAAGTGGCTCTGGCCGGAGCTGGTGCACTCGGTTCTGTTCCAAAAATCGGTAAGCTGCTGCGTGCGTGCGGATTCGCCGAGACGGTCTCTGCGGGCGTTTCGGTGGTGTATACGCTGATCTCGGATACGTTCGAATCGGGCGCGTTTTATATCAACATCGATGGCGTTTTGCACAAGGGTATGGGATGTCGCGGCACGGCATCCATCACACTGGATGCCAAGGGTATCCCACTGCTGAAAGTAGAAATGACTGCGCTTTACACTGCGCCGGTCGATGCGGCTGCTCCCGTTGTGGACCGTACCGGATGGCCGATTGAGAAGCCGGTGAATTCCAAGAATACGCTGGTATGCACTGTCAACGCCGTCAACGGCTTCTATTCGAAGTTTGGCGTCAGCGTAGCCAGCCAGGTGACGCATGATATCTACGGCGGTGGTTACGAGACGATCAAGATCGGTGATCGCCAGCCAACCGCCTCGATCACCATGCTGGCCGAGTTGCTGGCCACCTTTAACCCTTACGCGCTGGCCGAGGCTACAACCATTATCCCGGTGCAAGTGGTGCATGGCACTGTCGCCGGGTCAAAGGTACAGGTAGACCTCAAGACGCAGATCACCGGCGTCAACGAAACTGATCTGAACGGATCTGTTGGCTACGATCTGGCCCTGACACCGAAGCCGGTCAACGGCAACGACGAAATTAAACTGACTTTCATCTGATAAAAATGAGCGATAAAAAAACACTACCCATGTTTGTGGTCGACGCGGCAGTGACCATTAAATGGCCGGTCACGGTCAGCTTGCCGGTGGACGGCGGAGAGATTGCCGACTATTGCTTCACTGGGATATTTAAACGGCTGTCTGACGAAGAGATGGACAAGCTTCTCGACAAACCAAAAACAATAAGCGATACCCAAGCTGAAGATACACGCATACAGGATGTTTTGCGCGAGAACGCTGATATTTTTCCCAAGCTGATGATCGGATGGGAAGGAGTCAAGACAGCGGCAGGCGAGGATTCTCCCTTCAGTATCGAAATACTGAAATCGCTGATCACCGGGCCCAACGGAAAATTCACCTCCGTGGGTATATGGAGTGCGATCAGAGAGATCCGAAACGGTGCCATACGGGGAAACTGAAAGCGGCCGCCCACCGCTGGGCTGAGTTACGCCTGGGCGGCTGCGATGAGTTGGCGGAAGATCTAGCCGCATTCGGGCTGGATGACCAAGTACCGCGATTCAAGGCCAAGTCATTCGGCATATACCCGGAAAACCTGACAACAGTGCAGGCGTTTCTTGTTCTGGAAGAATTTTGGATTGAGGGTAAAACAGCCGATGGCTCAGTTCGCATGGTGATGGATCACGGGCAGATCAAAAACACACTGGAGTTGATGGGCGTTAAGCGCCGTGCATGGCCAGACGTATTCGACGGGCTGAAAGCGATGGAGACGGAGGCCATCGCTGTTTTATTCGGGGTAAGTGATGAATGATCTTGTATTTGGCATAAAGCTTGAAGGAAACAATTCTTCCCTGGTATCTGCCGCAAAGGGGTCGAGGGAAGAATTCGTCGCTTTGCAGAAACAGACTGAGGCGATTACGGCCACATCGGGGAAAATGGCATCGGCCTATTCCGGCATCGACGAGGCGATGCGTAAGAACGTCCAGACCAACGTGCAGACCGCCTCCAGCGTGAACAAGCTGCTCGACCGCTACGACCCGCTGGGTGTAAAACTGCGCCAGTTGCAGGCAGATTTTAAGGCGCTGGATCAGGCGGCTGCGGAAGGTAAGATCGCCGGTTTGGATGATGCGCGAGTTGATGCAGTGTATTCACAGATACAGAAGCAAATTGGTGCGGCCGGGCAACTTGAAAGCAGTATGAATCGCGCTTCTGGCGGTACTGCGGGAATGACGCGCGAGTTGATCGTGCTGGGACATGAGGCCGTATCCGGCAATTTTAGCAGGATGCCGGGCACCATGATGGTGCTGGCAGAACGCTCCGGTTTTGCATTGTCAGCTCTGGCATCCATGAACCCGGTGCTGCTTGGCATTGGTGCAACAGTTGCCGTAGGTGCGCTTGCCTGGTACGAGTGGGGTAAGTCGGCTGAGGAAGCATCCAACAAAGCACTTGAATCTGCCCAGGAGGCAGAGAAGGGAGCGGGCAAAGCATGGTCTGGTGTTCACCTGACTATAGACGAACAAATCACTCAACTGCAGAGCAAGATGGCTGGGGTATCAGGACAGCTTGAGTCAGCGCAACAAAAGAATGCATCGGTAACGCGCACTACCGACATTAGTCTTGCACAGTCTTACGGCAGAGAGGTGACGGCAAAGAAATCTGAACTTTGGGCATTGCAACGACAGTTGGATGACTTGAAGGAAAAACAGGATCAGCCGGATAAGAACCCAAACAAATCATTCCTGGATGCATTGCAACGCGAGGCCGATACTTTTGGCATGACGGCAGGTCAGATCAAGATCTATGAAGCTGCAAAAAAAGGAATCGTGGGCGAGGATATGCAGCATGTCATGGATCTCGCGCGAGAGATCGATGCGCATAATCAACTCAAACAAGCCATAAAAGACCAGAGTAAGGAGGAGGCTGCTGCGGCTAAAAGCGAGCGCGAGGGGCGTCAGATTCTTATCGGGCTGGAAAAACATTATCAAAGCGATTTGGAAAAACGCCAGGAGGCATTGAACGCGCCATTGCTGTCTGCTAGCGAGAAGGCGTTGGCCGAGGATATGCGGCAGATCAGCAAAAGCGCGCAGGATTCACGCATCGCCTTGGAAGAAAAGAACAAGAACGGATCGTTGTCGGCAGAGGATTACCGGAAGCGGTTACAGCAAGTTACCGCCGATGAGCTGGCGCAGAAAAACGCAGTCAGGGCGCTCGATACTGAGCAGGCCAGGCTGAATGCCACATGGGAGTATGGCGCAGGCGTTGCCATGCGTAAATATGCGGATGCAGCAGAGAATACAGCTGCACAGTCAGAGAAGCTATTCACCAGCGCGTTCAAAGGCATGGAGGATGCCGAAATCAGTTTTGTGCAAACCAGCAAGATGGATATGCGCAGCCTGGGCGATACGGTTGTAAAGGAATTGCTGAGAATACAGATGGCCAAGATGAATGCCGGGATCATGGGCAATTTATTTGGATCTTCCAGTTCAACTCCATCCGGTATCTCGGAATCGACCAGCTCCAGTTTTGGGCCGACTGCGACCCCGGCTGGCACAACCGATTATCTTGGTTTGGCCGGGATGCGCGCATCAGGCGGACCTGTCGATCAGAACAGCCTGTATCGAGTCAATGAGAATGGCCCGGAGATGCTCAGCGTCGGCGGTAATGACTATTTGATGATGGGTGGGGGCGCCTCGTGACTCCGCTTACCAATACGTCAAGTGTTGCGCCATCCGCGGCCGCGCAGCCGCCCAATGTCGTTGTCCAGGTGATCAACCAGACCGGCCAGCAAGCCAATGCAAAGCAGACTGGGTCAGCGCAGTTCAACGGCAGAGATTGGGTGCTGGACATCGTGCTGGAAGCAGCTGACAGCAACCCGAATTTCCGGTCTGCTTTGGGATTGGGAGCACATTGATGGCAGTCTTCCCGGTCTTATCTTGTCCATGTTCGCTGCCGCTCGATCCGGACGGTGATATCGAGGATATTGTGCTACGTTCTCCGCAGGAATCCGGATATGAACAAACAAGACCGCGCGCAACGCGTGCGCGGCGCAATTTCGGGGTGAACTACAGCAGCCTGCCCAATGCTGACGTGGCAGCGCTGCGCACATTCGAAATAACGACATTGCGCAATGGTGCTGATTCATTCAGCTGGACTCATCCGATTACCGCAACGGTGTACATTGTCCGGCTGGTCTCGCCTATTCAATTCCTGCGGTCAGTCTCATCGCTGGCGGCTGATGTTTCTATCAAGTTGCGGGAGGTCTGATGCTTAACCTTCCGCTGGCTTTGCGTCAGGAAAAGAACAAGCTGGCCGCTACGGCACCCTGGCTGATCTTGCTGCAGCTCACCCTGCCCGACTCTTCAGTGATGCGCTTTGTACGCAATAATGAGGATGTGCCGTTCGGCGGAGAGGTGTACACGGCACTTGCTTTTGACCTGGGCGATAACCGCAGCAGTGGCGATGGAAGCATTCAGGGAGTGTCGCTCAAGGTTGCCAACCCGGCGCGTGTGCTGGAGCCTTATCTTGAAGCCCATGATGGACTGATCGGATGCCGGGTTACGATGCTGGTTGTGCATGCTGATAACCTCGGATCGGATTACAGTGAATTGACTTTGTCCTGGGATATTCTTTCAGCATCGACCGGCAGTGACTGGATCACTTTCAATCTTGGTGCAGAGAATCCGTTTCGCCGGAGATTCCCTTTGCAAGTCGCGATCCCATACTCCTGCAATTGGCCGTTCAAGGGGCGCGAGTGCAGCTACGTTGGCCCGGCAACCGCATGCGCTCGAACGCTGGATGCGTGTCGTTCTCTGGCCAACTCGGCGCGTTTCGGCGGGAGGCCTGGCATCGTCGGTGCAACGCGGTTCGTGGGGGTGTGATGGAAGTCTCCGACCTGATGACTGCACGCTATGAGACGGGTGCCCGTGGGCCCGCTGCCTACGATTGTTTTGGCCTGTTTGCGGAGCTATGCCGTCGACGCGGACTTGCGATACCTGATCACCCGACGCCGGAGCAGCTGAGCCAGCGCGAAGAGAGGATCAAGGGGGTGGCATCTGCTGAATGGGAACGCCTGGAACAGCCGGAAGATGGATGCGCAGTCGTTTTGCGCATCGGCCCCTGGATGTCGCACATAGGGATGGTTCTCGATGGTGATCGCTTCATCCATGCCAGCTCGCGCATGGGGATCACCATTGCCCGGCTGGACGACACGCGTTGGGTAAAGCGCATCGCCGGATTCTATCGATATGGTGGTGTGCATGCGTGAGCAAATGAACCTGGTAGTGTTGCGTAATCCGTTCGACCGGACGTGCCGGGACGAACGCCATCTGACTTACGATGGGCAGACCATCGCCCAGCTTGTGCGCGACAACTTGCCCATGAGTGCGGATATCGTCGTCTCGATAGACGGCGAGATCGTACCGATGGAGGCATGGACTATCAGAGTGCTGCGCCAGGGCGAGCAGATGGTAGTGATGCCCAGGATCCATGATAGCGGTGATGAGATCATCGGCACGATATTGATGATCATCCTGTATATCTATGCGCCGGAAATTGCGGGAAGTATGAATACCTCAATGGGCTTGGGGTTGGGTACGACTGGGCTGAATCTGCTCACTGTAGGCATCATGATCGCCGGGTCACGCCTGATCAGCACTTTAATGCCACACCCACATCAAAACCTGCTCGGAAACTCCTCGACCGACACATCGCAATCATACGCATGGAACCCGGCGACAACTCAAACGCCGGGCGGGGTGATCCCCCGTGCTTATGGCCGAAACAAACTGTATGGCAATATCATTTCCGGCTATATCGATAATCAGGGCACCGGACAGGGACAAACCGCGCATCTGTTGCTCGATCTGGGTTGCGGACCCTATTCCCAATTGTCCGACTTCCAGATCAACGACCAGCCTATCGGCTATTACTACGGTGTGGATCTCACTGTGCGCATGGGTAATATCGACCAGGACATCATCCCGGCTTTTAACGATACGCTGCTGACGCGCGCGATCGGCGCAAAGGTGGTTAAAGGTTCGCCCGTTACTCGGGCGACGGAGGGCAACGATTACGATGCACTGGAGATCGTGCTGGTCTGTCCTTATGGTCTATGGTACGCCACCGACTCAGGCGGGCTGGCTGCTGTGAATGTGTACATGGCTGTCGAGATATCTGCAGATGACGGTGCAACATGGCAATTCGTTGCGCAAGAACCAAGGTTGATCGATCAGGTTGTTCATACCGGCTATTGGTCTTATGGTCACTGGATATCTTCTGCTGATAGTCCATTCCCGGATGTATGGGTGGAGATATCAGTCGGTAGCAGTGTTCCGGCTGATCATTACGAAGGTCAGAAGGCTGTGACGCTGTTTGACTTCGATCCTAATTATTGGCGCTGGGTCAATGTGACGACTACGGTTGCCGTGGCGTTATACGATTCGATTACGCTATCCGGGTCGACTCAGCAGGCGATCCGCAGAACCTTGCGTGTAGACGGGCTGGCACGCGGGACGCGATACAAGTTGCGTTGCACCAACCTTTCTGACGATCAGGCATCTACTCGCTATAGCGTTGGGGTGTATCTCGGCGAGTTGAATGAGGTGCTCTATGATGATTTTCAATATCCACGTACAGTTTTGGCGGCCGTCAACGCGTTGGCCACAGATCAATTGTCTGGATCGCTCAAATTCAGTTGTATGGGTGATTGTGCGATCGTGCGTGTTTGGGATGGCGCGACGTGGGTGAGCCAGTACAGCAACAATTCTGCATGGGTATGTTGGGATGTGCTCACTCAGCCGGTTCTGGACAATGACTGGAATGTAGTTCGTTATGATGGTATCGACCCATCCAGGCTCATCTTGTCCACCTTTTCAGCATGGGCTGAATTTTGCGATGTTCTGGTGCCGGATGGTATGGGTGGTATGGAAAAGCGATGTACGTTCAATGGCATTTTCGATACCCAGACCAGCTTGTGGGATGCGGCTCTCGATGTCTGCGCCAGTGCTCGTGCGCAGCTTGTTTTGCGTGGTACCAGCATAGCGGTCGTATTTGACGATGTTCGCTCACTTCCCGCGCAGATGTTCACTGTGAGCAATACGGCTGTATCCGGTTTTAGTGAGACCTGGTTGCAGATGCAGGATCGGGCTGCATCGATCGAAGTGAATTATTTGAATCAGGATATCGGCTATGTCTCCGACAAACTGACGGTGGTAAATCCCGCGATCACCGAGTCGTCCGCAGCGCGGACACAGATCACGCTGCGCGGCGTCACACGCGCATCGCAAGTGTGGCGCGAGGCGACATGGCGGCTGAAGCGTAATCAATTGCTGCGCCGATCAGCCAGCATCAGTGTCGATATCGATGCATTGGCCTGTACCGTAGGTGACATGATCTGGCTGCAAAGCGATATCACGCGCTGGGGCGTTGGCGGACGTGCAATAGCGGGTAGTACTATCAACCGGTTGGTGCTCGATCAAAACATCACGCTCGATGCAGGCAAGGTTTATGAATTGAAACTGCGGCTGTCAGACGATACCTTGTTGACTCGGTCTATCAGTACGGCGGCCGGAATGGTATCTGCTGTTGATGTGTCAGTTGCATTTCCTTCTGCACCGGCATTGTATGACGTGTGGGCGATCGGTGAAGTAGGCAAGGCCGTTAAAGAGTTCCTGGTACTGGATGTCACCCGCGATGGTGACCAGCGTGCCAAGCTATCGTTGATCGAATACAACGCCAGCATAAATGGTCTGGACAGCGGGACGCCTGCTTTACCTACGCCGGATATTTCATATTCAGCGATCGCGGTCAGTAATGTCAGTATCGAAGAGGGGATGGAGCGCGTACTGAACGGAGACATCAACGTATTCCTGGATATCCTGTTCAATATGGCTGACGGGGTTGACTATGTAGAAATCTACGAATCTGGCCAAAGTATCGGCAAGTCGTCGTCTGGTGTACTGCGGCTGAATAACGTCAGCAGCGGTATCGGATATACATTCACCTTGAGGCCGGTCGGATTTTTGAAGGAATCTCCAACCGGTACCTGGCAGACTGTCAGTCATTTTGTGATCGGCAAGTCGGCAAAACCGGCAGATGTGCAAAATTTCACGATCGAGGGTTCCCGGTTGTTGTGGTCTGAAGTGGGCGATGTGGATCTGGCAGGCTATCGTATTAGATTCCAGTATGGCGTGAACACGGACTGGGGTACTGCTCAGGGTTTGCATCTCGGCCTTTTAACATCATCGCCATACCCGATGCAACTCGTGCCGCCCGGCCAGGTGACCATCATGATACGGGCTGAGGATACCAGCGGGAATTGGTCTCAGAATTCCGCCTATATCATCACCGATTTGGGTGATGCGCCCGTTGCAAACGTCATCGAGAGCAAGGATTTCAAATTGGCAGGATGGCCTGGCAGCATCGTCCATGCCGGGTTAGTTGGCGGAAATTTACAGTCCACACAAAGCAGTCCATTTTACAAAGCCGATGCATCAGATGCATATGGCGCGGACAGCGCACTGTTCTACTCGAACAACTATGATTCTATGGAGTGGATCAGTCCTGGATGGTCGCCAACCTTGGCGGCGGTCGGCAGCAATATGACTATCGATTTTAATTTGACTGGTGACGCGCCAATTGTTCAATATCGAGCAACAGGTCCGAGTCTGTTTTACGGTGAAGGTTCCTCACACTTTTATGGTGCTGATGCGGACCAGTTTTATGATCCGGCACCGGACTGGTCGACGTGGCCAGGCAGCATGGTAGCTAAAAACACTGAATATCAATTCCGGGTGGCTACATCTATCGGCCCAGATTCAGGTTTGCTTTCAAAATTCACCGTACTGGTCGACGTTCCCGACAAAACACTTAATCTGAACGGTATAGCCATCGGTGCCGGGGGAACTCGCCTGGCGGGAGCTGTCGGCCAATTTAATTTTATCGAAAACATTCAGATGACGCTTCAGGGTGGGAGCACCGCAGTGGCGCTTGAAATCGCCGACAAATCGCCGACTCTCGGACCGTTGATAAATGCTAAAAACTCGGCTGGAGCGGGGGTTTCTGCAACTATAGATGCATTCTTACAGGGGTATTAAAAATGAGCACACCATTACCAGCACGTAACATATTTGACGGAACCGCAAATCCAGATACGAGCGCCATGAAAACCGCAATGGGTAATTTGCGTGATTTTTTGGCCGGGTTGTTGGGAACAACCGGGGCAGTAGTAGATGCTATGGCCATCCTTGGGCAAGTATTCCCAGCTGGAACGCGGATGTCTTTCAACCAGACATTAGCTCCTACCGGCTGGACAAAGGACACCACGATAAACGACAGCATTATGCGCATCGTTTCCGGCACAGTAGGCAATGGCGGATCGACCGCATTTAGCACATTTAATGCGCAGACATCGACTGCGGCGTACACGCTGACTACTGCGGATATCCCAAGTCACAGCCACAGCGTTACTGACTCAGGCCACGCGCACTCACTTATCGGCGGCGGTACTTGCAGACAGCTCGTCGTAAGTACCGGTGGCGGCGCGAACTACGCCCCAGCAGCAGGGGCTTCCACGGCAGACATAACGAGCGTAGCTGGTGCAGTCACCGGAGTCAGTATCAACAACAACGGCGGCGGTGGGTCGCATTCGCACGGCATCACGACCAGCATCAAGTACAACGACTTCATCATTGCGAGTAAAGACTGATGGCTGACAAGAAAATCATCTGCCCGCTTTCGGGTAATAAGTGCATTGAGGACGGAGACATTGTTGACGGCGAGCTTGTCGCTTGCCGCTTCTGGATTCACGTGATTGGGAAGAACCCGCAGACCGGAGTGGAAACTGACAATGCCGACTGTTCATTTGCATGGCTGCCGGTGCTGATGATCGAGAACAGTCAGCGCCAGCGCGAGACGGGGGCGGCGGTTGAGTCGTTCAGGAATGAAATGGTTAAGGCTCAGAGCGATAGCAACCAGGTGATGAGCCTCATGCTTGGTGGCATAGTGAACAGTAATGTTTTATTGATAGAAGGAGATAAAAAATGAGCAACCTGCAAAAAATTACGATCATTCCGGCTGATAGCATGGTGGGCATTAATGGCCAGTTTTACCGGATCGATGGTTTGTCTGAAATGTACCCGGATGTGCATGCGGTGCAGTGGGATGGGATATCCGGCCGCGTTGAGGGACGGTCTTTTGGTATCAACAGCCTGGATAGTTTTCAGGGCGCGCTTGATGCGTGGCAATTGGCAGATACCAAACGAAAATCCGATGAACAGGCTGAGTTGGATAAAGCTGCATTGGCTTCCGCTCAGAATAATCGCAATATCTCCTAAAAGAGAGAGGGCGACCGATACCATGCATCAACATGGTGCCGGTCACTTTAACCCACAGAACAAACCTGTGAGCCAAGCCAAGGCCCCCTGCCACGTCGACGCGGCGGATGGAGTCTAGCGAATTTAACGCTGCTTAGAAAGGCTCATATGTCGAACGCTTTACCCATCATTCCGTGGCTCGGTGGCAAGCGCCGCTTGGCCGATAAGCTGATCCCGCTATTCCCCCAGCACGAGTGCTATGTCGAGGTGTTTTGCGGCGGTGCTGCGATCTATTTCCTGCGGCCACCGGCACCAGTCGAAGTGCTTAACGACGTGAACGGCGAACTGATCAACCTGTACCGTGTTGTGCAACACCATCTGGAAGAGTTTGTGCGCCAATTCAAGTGGGCGCTGAGCAGCAGACAGGTGTTCAAATGGCTGCAAGGCACCAACACCGATCCACTAACCGATATTCAGCGCGCCGCCCGCTTCTTCTACCTTCAGCAGCACGCCTTCGGCGGCAAGGTGGATGGACAGAATTTCGGCACCGCTACCACTGCTCCTACGATCAACCTGCTGCGGATCGAGGAGAATCTCTCAGCTGCTCACCTGCGCCTGGCGCAGGGCACCACCATAGAGAATTTAAGTTGGCAGGACTGCATCAAACGCTACGACCGACCGCACACCTTCTTTTACTGCGACCCGCCATACTGGCAGGTTGAGGGCTACGGCGTACCGTTTGGCTTCGAGCAGTATGAACAGATGGCTGATGTGATGCGTACATGTAGCGGTAAAGTGATGGTCAGCATCAACGATCACCCAGACATTCGCCGCGCTTTCGACGGCCTCACTATGCACGAGTTAGGTATCAAATACAGCGTAGCCAACTTGCATGGGCAGCCTACCGAAAGCCGCGAGCTGGTGATTACGAACTACGAGCCTGGAGTGATGGGTGGACTGTTTTAACGGCAGGGCTGGAAATTGGCGTTAAATTCCGCCTTTTTTTGTCCCAAATGTCTCGCAAATTAGTACCAAATGCGTCGCGCGCTTACAGCTGGTGCATCCGAGGGAGATGAAAAAGATAAAGCCCAATCCTTTGG